CGCAACGGCTGTATCACCTAATTCGTCACTAGTTGAAGGTAATGCTATTGCTAAATTGCTAGCTAATAATGCACAAATTAAAGTAATTTTCTTTTTCATTGGTTTTTCCTTGTAGTGTATTGTCTTATAGGTTTGATTGATTTATGTGTACAAATAACTTCTTATTTCATAATAATCCAGTAATGAAATTATCTTTTATTATTAATTCTCGGTGGATATCCTCTTGTTCATTTTCATTAATTAAATCATCCTCACAATAAGTTACTTTTAAAATTCCTAAGCTAGCAGTACAGGAATCCTTTGCTTCTTCCAACGTATCATGAGTTTTGTAGCCATGACCTTCTGTATAAATATTTACATAGAATGTTTTTTCAATAGGAATTTCTTTATGATCACCACATATCATATTTTTTAATTCGTCTTTTGCATAACCTAATCTATGTTGAGTCCCATTTGTATTAGATACAACAATGTTATTTTTCCAATCAAGATACCATTCTCCTATTTGATAACATATCCAATTTATTTGTTCATTAGTAAACTTTTTTATTTCATTTGTCAAAATGGTTACTCCTGATTAAAATCATCAATTATATTTCCAATATTGTCGTTTTCATTAAAAATTTTATTTTCTTTGGCTTTAATATGTAATACTTTAATTTCAGAGCCAGTAATCGAGTGAATAATTTTAATGACTCCATTTTCATCTATTTTTTTATTATTTATCTCACCTTCTATATAAACTAACTCACCCACTAAAGCATATTTATTTGCGACTTCGGCAATTCGTCCAAAGAAATTAATATTATGCCATGTGGTTATATTCTTTTTATAACCTTGTGAATCAATATATTTTTTATTAGTAGCAACTGATAATTGACATAACTGAGTGCCATTTTTTGTAGTTTTAAAGTCTTTTTTGCCGACATATCCTAAAATAGTTGCTTTATTGATCATTTTATTCCCATTAAGCTCTTGATAATTGAGTCAAGAAAACTTTTGCTTGAGAATTAGTAAGATCAATAAGTTTTTCTACTTTAAAATAGTCCATCGCTTTAAGACGTCTTATTTCGTCAAAACCTTTTTCTTCCATTAATCGTTGTATTTCAAGAATATCATCATCAGAAATGACTGTTCCATCATCAATAACTTCATCTTTTTTCTTTGATGTTTCAGTTTGTTTCTTTTCTTCTTGTTTTGGCGTGTCTTTCGGGGGATTGTTATTTTTTAATATATTTTTAAGTTTTTCTACTTGGGTATTTTCAATTACTGGAGAGGATACCACTTCAGATTCAATAATTCTAGCATCATCTTCTTCAACCTCAGCCTGTCTTAATCCGCGTAATGCATCAGCAAATTTATCGCGTAATGCATATGCTCTTGCACGAAGTTGCAACATGCGTTCAGGATAATTTTTCCATACACCGCCTTTTGATAAAAGACCGGCATTTGTAGCATCTTGGATAGTAAATGTTTTAAAATGAGGTTTATGACCTTTTCGTTTAACAGTACAAATGTATCCTGTAACAACTTGACCGCTATAAATAGCTAATTCTTCAATATCTTCGCATTCCGGATGTACGAGAACTAATGCCATTAACCCATCGCCCCAAAGACATGGACGTCCATTGATAACTGCTATATCTTGCAATGCTTGCTCTATTGGAAAACCTAATTGATACCCCATAGCCATCGCAACGAAAATATCCTCTGGTTTTCCCTTATAAATATTAGGAATGACACCAGATTTGGATAGTGTTTCAGCGACCATTTTATAATGTGGAAATAATATAGCTGAAAACAAGCTATCTTCAAGACGTGATGATTTCTGGGCTTGTATTTTTTGAAGCTCAAATTTAAGTTTTAATATTTCATTTTCTTGACGTGCTATTTGTAATTCTTGGTTATGTGTAATTGTTAATTCATTAGACATTTTTGTTTCCCTCATCGCTTGAAATATTAATATTTACTTTATATCGGCTTAAAAAATTCTCTATTCCTTGTTGAACGGCTTCATTTAAACAACTATCAAGCTGAATCCAAAAATGTTGGTTATTTTTTTCAATCTTTTCTATCATTGGAAAGACTCTGTCTAAATTGTCAGATATAATTGAGTGTCTTTGTTTTAAAGAGTCAGCCTCTTTAATAAGGATATTTTCTTGATTTGCTATTAATATTAGTTTTTCCTCTAATGCTTTCATTAAATTTTCAATAGGTTTTATTAAATTGTCCTGCACTTCTTTTATATATTTATCTAGTTCTTTTTTAACTTCACTCGTCATTGTTTGCTCCTTTAATTAAAAACGTTCGTGACCCTCTTTTATTCGCTTTATATGTTGCCAATGTATCGCCATTGGCGTCAATCAAGCATTCAGCATCTTGCACATAAGACAAAATATTAAATTTTGTTTTTTCTGCAATATCTTCAAGTTCTTTCATTTTCGATTTAACTTGCTTAAACTTTGATAAATGCTCCATTACTTCAGCATCTATAGTTTTTATCTTATCTGGCGAATGAGTTGGAAACATTAGCTTAAGATCAATCATGGCCGTTGCTGGCGGTGGGCTATCATTTTTAACAGAATTCCAAAACTTACATGCCGCATCAATTATTGTTCGTTCTAGTTCAAGATCACGATTATATTTGAATTCTCTATAATCGTTACCTCCAATTAAAACAGCTATATAAGCACAATCGGCATTCATTACAGAACAATAAAATGCAACTTGAACTAAATATTCCATTGGAATTGTATCTGATCCATGTTCACCCCATACAGAGCTCATATAGGCATGTGAACATTTGGCCTCGAATATAGCATTCCATTTGGGTATAAATCCATCAAGATTTGCGCCCAAGAAATCATAAAATGGATGAATAATTGTATTTGGAGTTTCTATTTTTACTTTATTGCGCTTTCGGAATTCTTTGCGAATCAAAACTTCTAGTTGATTTCCCCAGTATTGCAATGGGGTTTGCTCATAAGATAAATCAAGAATTCCTTTTTTTTCGCAATAAAGTTGATAAGGGGTTTTGTATTTAGATAATCCTAAAATAATTGGCATGTCTGAACCGCCAATGTAATTTTTTCTTTGCTTCAATTGTTCTTCTGTAATCATGTCATGCCTACTTGATGTTTAGTTCATTTATTTTTAAAAATTTGAGGAAATCGGTTGGAATTGCACCGGTTAGAACCATTCTTCCAGATATTCATTTACCCATTCCCAATTTCTTGCATTAGGATGCGGTTGTTTATCAAAGTAGAATGTCGCTTGTCTTTTATCTTTTACTACTTCAATAGGAAATACATAACAAGTGTTGTGTGTAGGACAAGCCCCTACAATATAATCACAATCTTTTGCGCTATATTTTTCAACCTTACTCTGCATTCCCCTAGGTTTTAAAAAGTCCATCATCCATTTTGTACCATTATCAGTTTTACCTTGATAAATGGTTTTTACTTGTACTCTTATAAGTTTCAATCCTGTATCAGCAATCAAGTCATAAGAAGCTTTAGAAAAAAATGGAAATGAGACTACATAACCAAGCTCAACAATCTTTTGAGCTGTTAGCAATTCGGCTGGCGCACCTGAGTTAATATGTCGTCTTTTCATATGGCGTAGTATATCATCACGCCGCAATTAATCAACTGTCCACGTCGCGAATGCTCCAATCCTTCCTAGGTGATTAGATGTTGCATCAGTATCTTCGGCCATAATCTTTTCTATAATTAAACTTCGCCTGTCTCTCCAAGCTGTCACGCCTCTGCTTTTCGCAAGTGTCCGGCTGCAAGTCCTCCGGCGTTCTACACCACTCTATTTAGGTGCCGTTTCCATCTACCCGACACGTGCTTGGGGTAGCCATCAGTTACTTCCTTTTTTAAGGGAAACGCACGTGATCGAACTGGTAACGCTATTATCTATTATGATTTATTAGGAAATCGTCAAATTAATAACTTGATAGATACTATACGTTGCTCTCGCCGTGAGTCACTGCCTCAAAAATAAGGTGAAGTGGTATAGCCCGATTTCCAGTTGCAATAATAATATATCTGTATTACCCTGTCAACAGGAATTAGCGTTGTTGACAGTGAAACAAATGAAATTATTAACTGAAGCAAGAGAGTCCAGCCGCATAGGTTTAATTTTAGTAGGTAGCTGCTCACTACTAGTACGTGCAATTCGTGCCTAATTTCTATCTTTAATAATTATTAGGAAAAACAAATGACCGATACTTTTAGAAAAGAATATAAGCCTTTATCTGATGACCAAAAAGCATATTTAAATCTCTTTAAAGAAAGAGCAGAAGCTTTATTTAATGAGTTTGATGCAGCTAATTTTCTTAATCCAGATATGCGCTCAATGTCTATTGCAAAAACTAATCTTGAGCAATCAATAATGTGGGCTGTAAAGTCGATTACTTAAAATTTATACCTGAGAATTGCAAATTTCCATGTGAAGTTGATCGTGTTGAATTATTACAAGCAATAGAAATTTTAGACGTAACTGAAAAAGCCCGTGAATCTATTAAAGGAGTTGAAATATGGTCGAACAAATAAATATTATCGGCTCCGGCTCCGGCGACGGCTAAATAATAGTTACAATTTTTATGGAAATCGCAGCGTGGAAGGAACACGCAG